CTGTTTCATCATTTAATTTTTTTTCCAATTCAATTATCTTTGATTCTAATTGTTTTTCTTTTTGTTTATAATCTTGATTACTAGATTGAACATTGTTTTGTTGTTTGTCAAGGGCGCTTTGTAAATTTTTTATTGTTTGTGTGAAGTTTTCTTCGCGAGTTTGATGCTCCACATCGTGAGCATTTAATCGTGTGCGCAAAAATTCATTCTCATTTCTCAATTCATCAACAACGCTTTCATCTTGCTTGGGTTGATATATATACCAAACCAAACCCGCAATAATTAAAATGCATAGTCCTTCAAACATATACGATTATAAATTATAAATCGTATTGGTCTACTATTATTCCAGCTTTTTCTAGAAGTTTTATACCTTTGTTATCCCTGTATAATTCGTAAAAAACTAATCTTTTGATTCCTGATTGAATTATAAGCTTTGCGCATTCTAAGCAAGGAGAAGCTGTTGTATACATTGTCGAGCCTTCGCTAGACTGCGTGCTTTTTGCAAGTTTAGTGATGGCATTGCTTTCTGCATGCAAAACTTCTTGTTTTGTAACAAGCTCGTAAGCTCTAGAAGCTAACATGCTTGTCGATTCAATCTCTATCTCACAATTATTCTCAAATCCACTTGGCATTCCATTATAACCATCAGAAATGATAGTTCCATCTTTCACAATCAAGCAACCAACTTTTTTACGCCTAGCCTTCGATAATTCGGACCATGTTAAAGCCATATAAAGATACTTATTATCTAATTCACTTTGACTCGGCATTTTCTTTTTTCCAAACTTGAAAGCTTTTTAAGCTTTTTAAATCTTTAATATGAATTTGAGTAATTTCCTCAGGTTTGCCCGATCTTTTATATATCCTATATTTTGCTTTTTTTGCAAGCGTAACAAATGGTAGGTCGTATCTAATTTTGCTTCCAGAATTTAGCATTGCCAAGAGCTCTTTTCTATTTACGACAAGAAAATCATAGTTTCTTTCGAAAGCTACAAAATGTGCATCGCCATAAATCCACCCACGCTTTCCTTGAGAATTCTTAAATTCTATCCACAACCATTCTTGGCTTTGTTTTTTGTTTTTAATTTTTTTAACATCAAAGAGAATGTTTATAGGTTTTCCTTGCTTACCCTTTGCTTTTAAAATATAACTAACGTTATCATATTCATTTCTTTTGGTTCTTTGTGGAGAATACCCTTTAACGCTTGCAATTTCATCAAAGGTCATAATCTTTTCTTGACTCGGTAAATCTTCCACTATCGAATTTTAGAAGGAGTAGAAGTATGTACCACTTTTACTTTGCGTTGGTCTGGATCTTTCCATTGTTTAAGCATAGAAACAAGATTATTAGCTCTTTGTTCAGCATCTTCTTTTTCTAAGTAATTTCTATCTTCAATTCTACGCGAGTTGCGTGTTACTACATATACTTTTTGTTGTGTTTGTTCTGTCATTTATGATATTGATTGTATTATATTTTTTCCAAAATTAGTAATTTTTCTTTCTCCGTCGATTTGTATAAAATTCTTTCTAAGAAGATACACTTCATGATCCCTTCTGAGACTTGTTGGGCTGAGCCCCGTAACGGCAGAAAGAGTTTGCAGCTTACAGCTTCCGCGATCTGCAAGTATCTCAAGAATTTGACGCTCAGTGCAAGTGATGCCATGCGGTAAAATGCCAAGAAGATCTGTGAGTTTGTTATAATCTTCTGCGTTAAATGTGTTTTGATTTTCGCTTTCACAATACAAACAAATTTCTTTACTTCTCATAACTGCATTTCGCGCATTACCACGAACAGTTAAAGATAATTTTTGTAATGCTTCATCGCTAAAGTTAATGCCGTCGCAATTTAATTTAATAATGTCTGATAGATTGTCGCTTGAATATTGTTCAAAGTCAACTGTGCTAAGGCGATCTTTTAATGGAGGAAATAGTTTATCACTTTCGGTTGTTGCAAAAATGAATGTTTGCTTGGTGAAATCGAAGGTAAAGGTTTGTTCTTCGTATGTGAATTCTTTGGTGTTTGTTTTTTCGGTGTTGAAAATTGTGAGAAACGCCATGGTAAGATCTTTCGGAAGCGCATGCGCTTCATCAAAAAGAATGGTAATCTCATTGTTCATGATCAATGGAATAAAGATTTGCTCGAAGAATTGCTCGTTGTTTTTGATTGTTGAACAATTGAGCTCAAGAAATGGACGCTTGCTGCCATCGCGATTCTTGAGGTTTTTCGCGAACTCTTTTGCAAACAATGTTTTGCCAAGACCCTTTGCGCCGACCAAGTTTAAAAATGGACAAACGCTTGTTGCTTCGTATGCTTTAAGATAAAAATTGAGCTTCTTCTTTACGTTGTCTTGCCCAATAAGATGAGAAAAATAATTATTCATTGTCAAAGTCGGTAAGTGCGTATTCAATCTTGTCTTCTACAGATTGCAGATCAGAAAAATCATGAGAAACTGTTTTGCCTGAGAGGTAATTTGCGTAAAGTCTTCCCTTTACCCAATCCTCGCTCACAGGAATTTTGTTAACATCTTGCGCGGCAAGATCGAGAATCTCTTGAATAGACAAGGTCACAATAGCGGAACCGCCTTTGCCACTGTTGCGGCGTTTGCGGGGAGTACCATCTTTGTTTAATGAGATTTTATTCATATAAGAGTATTATCTCATAATGTGGCGCTTTAGTCAAGCGAAAAATTAATCTAAATCGATATCCGAATCAAATTCTACATTTCCTTCGTTGGCAAGTTCGACTACTTTTTCTTGTAATGCTCCAATGATTGTGATTGTATTGATATCAAATTCATCAATGTAATGATAAATCAGATTCTCCAAGTCCATGCGAAAAGAATCTGTTTGCTCGTCATAATCTTTTGGACCTGTAATAAACAATTCATCATCTTCCTCGTCTTCATTCATATCACAGTTGATTATAATAGTTAATAAAGGAATTAAAACCTTTTTGTATTCTTAATTCCCTCTGCCTTTTCCTTGTGGGCGATCTTAAGTATACATTGCTTTTTACTGTTCTAAAAGAAAAAATCATCGAATTTATTTCGCGAACCCACTCTTCTTCTGTTAATTCATTAGGTCGATTATTTAAAGATTTTTTTTCTGCAAACAATCTATTTAATATAATTGAATTAAGAGTGGCTTCCTCGTCACTGATCGAACTTTTAGTCGGTATAATTTTTTTAATTTTATCTAAAATTTTCATGATCTCCAAAAATTTTGAATTGTTTCTTCGTTTGGTTCTATTAAATTAATTACTTGACAATAAAAATTGTTGTTATTAGTCCAATCCATTGTGTTTTTTACCATATATATAAATGACTCTCCTTTTGCTATGCCGAAATTGTAAAAGCAACACTGTAGCTCAATTCTATTTTTGAATAGCTGATCAACTCTTAGAAAAGGTTGATAGCAATCAAGGGCATTTATTAATATCGTATAATAATTTTCCTTGAATATGCTATTTTTATTAAAGTTTATGTCTAAAAATTTAGAGCCATTTGTAGCAACTGATTCCATTAATATGTCGTTTGCAAAGTATGCTTCAAAGGTCTTTAATAGATCATAAAAAATTAATTTAGAAGAATCATCAAAAATACATTTTTGTGTGATTATCATTAAAATAATTGGTGGACGCGGCGGGAGTCGAACCCGCGTCTTTAAATTTTAAGAAGTGTGAGTCTACAAGTTTAGTTTATTTTTTTTAAGGTTTAGATATAAACATCCAACCATTTGTTTCAATTATTTACAGTTTGTGATACAAATAAACTTTTTCTGTTTTGCAGATAAATGACCCCTCACCTATCTTATCTGCGTCTGATAGGGAGGGGTAGCAGAGCTAAGCTGCTAAAGCCAATTTCTCAGCCACTGGGCTGAAAGCTTGGACACGATTTTTATTCTTGCCATGTACAAGTTTGTGCCTTTTAACGAAGCCAGGCACCTCTTCGACTTGCGCCATATTTCATCCAACTTAAATCGAATCCAGTACGCGCCCATTTGAAGTATAAATTAATGAGGTGAATTAATTATTTAATTAATAACAAAGTGAAATTTATACTTCTAAATTTCAAAGAACGATTAACTTTTGTTCTTGCCTAGATCAGCGAGACCTTGGCCAAGAATATAAGCCGAAATTGGACCGACAACTTGAACCACAACTTCTTGCGTTAATCCCAACTTAAAAAAATGATTTAAGATAGGGACTGCTACAGCTACTATTGCTGCCCAAAACTTTTTACTGTGCCAAAATTGCTTTTCGCCAGTACTCGATAATTTAGATAAGATATTGTTCATATATTATTAAAATAATTCTTCTGGAATATCTGAGTCTTGATTCAGAGATGGTTGAGGGGTTTCACTGCTAACTTCTTTAGCTGCTTGACTTGCAGTGGCTGCTAGATCTGTGTCTGTTTTCTGCTCTTGATCTTCAGATCGATAGAGAACATAATCAGGAGCTTTTTCATTCTTCTCTCTGTTTTTGTTTGTGAATACAACCACCTTGATGTTTTCTGTAACTCCAGGCATTGTTTCGATATTGATACTTCCGGACAAATACTTTTGGTTTTTGCCACTTCGCACCCATAGAGCTCCAAGCTCTCTGCTGCGCCACTTTGATTCTTGCTTTTCTTGCGTTTGATTACTCATAATTAATTTTGTTTGTATAAATTTCTAAGTTCTTGTAAAAATAAAGGTTTTGCTCCTTCACTAAGTTTATTGTATTGTTTTTTTACGCGAGAATATACTCGCTTGCTAGTTTCATCTGCTAGTTTCGGATCATAATTTAATATGCTTCGAATTTGTTTTGCTGATTTACTGTTCATGGGATTGATTATATTATAAATTTAAAAGAATGTCAAGTATTAATTTCAACTATCGTAAAAAGATGTATCTTCCTTCTTTCTTATAAACGCTGCTATACCACCAAGTAAGCCGAATAATAAAAAATCTCCAGAAAATAATTCATATGAGGACGCTAATATTTCTATCATCTGAACTCTTTTCTCAGAAGTCTCCAGCGATCCGAATCAATTGATTTATTGCCATCATCAATAGCATAAAGCATTTCTATGATTTCGTCAACACTATTATAAATATATTTATGAGGGAACATTCCAAGCATCCATAAAGGAGTTTTAGATTTGCCCCCCTCCATACTTACGAATACAGGCTTCTTCTCTCTTACAGCTGTCACTATTTCCTCTGCACTTCCCCAACTTGCGACCTCAGGGACAAGATGAGCGATAATAAAATCACTTCTATCTACTAAATTTAGGTCGTATGCTCTTACAGTTTTCATTCTTTCTGTGACCCTATCATACTGTTTAGTGCGCATCCAAGTTTCCATTTCTTGGCGAGACGCTTCATCTTCTTCTACATCTTTTATGAATGGTTTTTTATAAGGATCAAAACATGTAATACTTAAAGGTTCAAGTTTTTCAGCTGCATGATCTCTCCAATTACGACCACTCACATATTGCATGTGGCCTACCAAATAACATTTAGTTCTGTATAATAGATTTGTCATGCTCTAACTATACTAAATAGTCAAAGCTTTGTCAAGACTTATCTTGATGCAAAAACGTGAACTTTATATTCTCGCGTTATATTCGAGGCAAAAACTAAATCAAAAGAAGTTTCAGAAATATTTGAAATACCAAAAGGTTCGAAGTCCGCAAGTTGACCTCCAACAATTTCTAAATTTACTGACACCGAAGGTTTCGATGAAAAAGCTTCTGGATAAGAAATATTGTAAGAGCTCGATCCTGCAGCAATTGAAGATACAAATGATTGAGTTGTTGTTTGGTTGATGGAAGTTGAGCCTCCAACTGAAGCTTGAGTATGTAAAATATAGTTATTAGTATCGAGGGTTCTGTCAAAGAAAACTACAAATGAATTTTCGTTCACTCCAGAAAAATTAATTAAAATTGGATCTGCCTCCCCCTGTATTTCTACGGAATTTTGTATATTAGGAATTGAACCAAATGTTTTTGGAAGCTCAATAACTTGCTTATCTCTCCCCTCTAATAGGGGGGTCGAAAAATAAATTGACTGATCTTGAGTTTCAGGCAAAAGCTTTGTCCAGGATCCATCTGAACTTTGAGAATATAAAGAATCAATATACGCTTCACCACTTACATTAAAAATACCTAAGTCTGTATCTGAGTTAATTAAAATATTTCCATCCTGATTGATTTTAAAAATTGAATTGTTGTTCGCTTTAAGAGAGACTTCTTGATCAGATATGTTTATTGACGAGTTATTTGAATTTAAAACCAACTCGTTATCTTGAAAATTAATATAAATGTTTTCGTTTGTGGTATTTATAATCTTATTTTCTACAAGTAAATTACCTGAAATATGTAGGTCTTTATCTACAATTCCGCTTCCCGATACTTGCAAATCGTTATCTATATTTAAATCATTCTCGACAAATAAATCACCTTGAAATTCTCCTTTACCATCAACATTCATATTTCCTGTGACTTCAAGATTTCTCAAGGTTAAATCTCCGTTTAAAGTTGTAGAACCGTCTACATTTAAGTCTCCACTAATCAGAACATCTTTTTCAATTTGTAAATCATATTCAGGCTCAACACCTCCATTCTTAAATTTATCTCCAACACCTATTTTTTCAAAAGCTGCAGAGGTCCCAAGAAAAACATAACCACTAATATCTCCTTCTATTGTAGTATCAATTACTTCATGTAAGAAAACAGTATCTTCGAAAGTGCAAACGTCTGCAAAAGTTTTTTCTCCGCTGATGGTTTGATTCCCAGTTAGTAAAACACTGTTTCCCAGAATAGATCCTTTAAGATTTTTAAAAGTAATTTTTTGGTTTTCTACTCCAGACTTAGCAATTAAAAATAATGCATCTTCATCTGAGGGTACTCCTATTGGTGGCTCTCCAAGGGGAGTCAAGTTATCAATGTCTGCATAAAGACCTGTAACTTCTGTCATCGATGATACTCTATTATCTCTTGCCATACTAATTAAGTTTCTGTATTTTGGGGAGTGTTAAAATTGTGTGAAGTTTTGACATTGTAGGTAAAGTGTCTGCAAATCTAATTGCAAACGCTGATTTAGTTACACTAGATATTGCATGTTCTGTAATTATATCCCCTTCTAGCTGATTAAGTATAGTGGGTATTTCATCTTGAGCTGTAGGGAAGCCTATTATAAAATAATTTGTAGCATATAATGCAGTAGTAAATCTAACTATAGAATTTTTATTTGGTGCATATTCTGACGGAGAACAGGCAAAAATATTGATATATAAGTTATTTGAGGTTGTTGCTGAACTCAGTTTGATTTCAATAAAAGATTTGTCAACTTGCACCAAGGCAAAATCTACCGAACCACCAGAGTTTTCTAAAGTACAATGAACTACTGGAGCAGTATGAAAAGTTTTTGGTAAATAAATTTTTTGCTGTTGTTGGTTTGGTAAGACTTGGGTTCGAAATTGAATTGATTCATCTGCTCCAGCTATAATTGTTTTATATTCGTTGTTATATTTGCTGTATATTTTGTCGATATAAGTGTTTCCAATTATGTTGAAAGATCCTTCTGTCTCTATATCAGATGGGGATGAACTTATATTTACTGTGGAATTTTGTATTAAGAAATTATCTTTGATTGATATTTTTTGATTCCCTGCATTTATTAAGGGAGAAAAATTATTTATAAACTTAAGGCTATTATTAGAAAAATCGATCTTTTTATTGTCGGGAGAAAAAATTAAACTTTCGGTATATATATTTCCATGGCAATCTAGGTTGAGTTTAACCCCGGCATTTCCGTAACACGTTAGATCTTGAGTATATAAATTATTTAATCCTGTAATGTCGCTTGTAAAATAAGAATCTTGATGACTTTTAAAATTTTTAATATTTAACGATTGTTCTTTTTGTAAGTCTTCGGATAGATTTAAGGATCCGCTAATATTTAGGTTTTGTTCACACAAAGTTGAGTTGATGATATTTTCTTCAGGGTGAAAATGTGGAAAATTGCCAAAAGAATTTTCAAAAAATCCAGTACGAGCAAAAAATGAATGACCGCTTATAGCTCCATCGACTGAGTTATCTTTTATTTCTGTAAAATTAGACCGCTTTTTTATTGTGCATGGATCTAAAAATGTTTTTTCTCCTTCAATTCTTTGATTAGATTTAAGGTAAACAGATTCCTCAAGAATCGATCTGTGTAAATTTTTAAATGAAATTCTTTCGTTTCTATAATTTTCTCTAGCTATTAGAAGATAATGTCTGTCCGCAGTTTTCAACTCAATATTATCTATATCTCCTCTAGTTTCTGAAGTATCAAATTGTAAACTGGAGATATCACTATCAAGATCAATATCTACGAGATTTAACGAAGAAATATCTGAATCTAATTGATTCAATTCTGCTAGCTGCTCTTCAGATGGTATAAATCCATCTATAATCGTCTGAACTAATTCTTGCGTGACTTGTAAACTAGAGATATTTGACTCTACAGATGTTTCTGTTACCTGCAATGAAG